ACTGCGCTGACCGTCGTATCGGCCAGCACCCGTAGCGCAGCATTTGCCCGCTCGGCGATCGCACTGGCTACCCGTGCACCGGCTCTGCCACCTCAGGGCGACTCGGCAATCGACCGCATGCTGATCACTGACCAGGTCAGCGGCCTGACCTTTGAAGTGGCGATGTACGCCCAATACCGCCAGATGCAGTACGAAGTGTCGCTGGCCTGGGGCACCAAGGCGGTCAAGTCCGAGCACATCGCCAGCCTGCTGGGCTGATACCGAAACCGGTTGCGGCTGGCGCTGCGTGCGCTGGCCCACCTCTCCAGGAGAAGTTCATGAGCAACAAGACCCTGAAAGTAAAGCCATGGGGCGAAGGTCAAGGCGATTTCGTTGTGATCAACGAGGCGGACTTTGATCCGGACCTGCATGACCTGCTGGGCGAGGCTGAGAAGCCCGGCAAGGCCCCGAGCATCGACGACATCCGTGCAGCCCTGACCGGACGAAACATCCAGTTCGATCCCAAGGCCAAGAAGCCGGAGTTGCAGAAGCTGCTCGATGACGCGATCGCGGCTGAAGAGTTGGTCACCAAGCTGAAAGCGGCCCTCACCGAGAAGGGCGTCCCGTTCGGCGATGAAGCCAGCCTGGAAGACCTGCAGAAGCTGCTGGGCGAGGCCGAGTAATGACCACCTACATCACCGTCGAGCAGGTAGACGCCCTGCTTGGGCAGGCCTGGGCGCCCGACGACCAGAAAGCCCGGGCGGTGCTGATGGCCAACACCTGGCTGACGAACCTCCGTCTCCCTTCGTTCGATCCGGTGCCGGATGCCGTCGTGCAGGCCGGTGCTGAGATTGCCCGGGAGGCGGCTGCCGGCAACATCTACGGCACAAAGGAGACCGGCGTGCTGAGCAAGTCGGTCAACGCCGACGGCGTGTCCAGCAGCAAGACGTTCTCCCAGTCGTCTCGCAAATTTAGCGCTGGTGAGTCATTTGCCCTTGCACTGCTGGCGCCATATCTGAACAACACTGGCCAGACTAAGGTTGTGAGGAGCTGATATGGGGCTTCGCGATGAACTACAGGCCGACCTAGCCGAGGCGTTCGATACAGACCTTGCCGATGCGGTTTCGGCGGTTGAGGGTAGTAGGTCGGTGGCGGGCACGTATGACCCGGTAAAGGGCGGCAGTACGCCGGCCGCAACCCTGTCATACGCCGGCCGCGGCGTCTTTGGGCAGTACCAAGCCCGCGAGGTCGACGGCACGCGCATCTTGACCTCGGACGTGCGCCTCAAGGCCCTGCAGAACGAACTGCTCTTGAGGGATGGCGAGCAGATCACTGATATCCCCGCCACTCCTGCCATCGGCGATCGCATCAGCGGCTATCGGGTCATGAACGTGGGGCAGGACGCGGCCAAGGCCACTTGGACCATCCAACTGAGGAAGTGACCATGGCCCGCGGCTCACACATGACAGACCGCTATGGCGGGCTGGATGGAAGCTTCGCTGCTCAGCTACAGCAGTTCGCCGAGCAGGCAAAAGAGGCAATGGACCTGACCTTTCGTGAAGTCGTGATCATGGTTGGTCGAAGGCTGGTGACTATGTCGCCGGTCGGCAATCCGGACCTCTGGAAGGTCAACATAGAGGCTCAGGGCAGTGCATCGGAGAAGATTGCGGCGTACAACTCCAGGGCCGAAGCCATCAATGCCAGTATCACGTCGAACCCCGGCAACTACACCAAAAGTGGAAACCTCAAGGAAGGACTTCGCCTTCGTAAACCACTCACCAAGCGTGAACAGCGCGAAAACTTCGGGTTTGGCGTTCGAAGCGTTGGCCAGGGCTATGTCGGTGGCCGATTTCGCAGCAACTGGCAGCTTTCTACTGGTGTTCCAGCAGTTGGCGAGATTGAGGATATCGAAAGCGCGGGTGAGACCCTGGACAGGATCATCGCTGCAGCTGGTGACCTGAGCGCAGGCGAGGTCGCATTCATCGTAAACAACCTGCCATATGCCATCCCCTTGGAATACGGCCATAGCACCCAGGCTCCGGCCGGCATGGTCCGTGTCACCGTCGCCGATTTCCAGCGGATCGTAGAAGCAGCCATTAGGACCCATCGAGTATGAGCCATGCACGAGCCCGTCAGGCCATCGAGATAAAGCTGATGGCCTGGGCAGCGGCGCGCCCGATCCGGGTCGCGAACTTCGAGCAGGGTTTCGAGGCCTTGCCGGGAGAAACATACCTGCAGGCTTACCAGCTGCCTGGGGAAACCACCTGCCGTTACTTGGGTGGCGAGGCCTACGAGTACACCGGAATCTACCAAGTCAGTATCACCTGCCCGGCGGGCCAGGCCTTGGCGACCGCCGAATCGCTGGTAGATGAGCTCAGCGCCCTGTTCCATGTCGACTCTAAGCTCAGCCGCAACGGCTTCGAGGGAATGGTCACCGAGCCAGTTGACCAAGGCCCAAGCATCCCCGAGTCGGCGACCTACACGGTGCCGGCCAGCTTCACCTACCGCGGTGTCGCGGACCAATCGCCCGCTGGGGCATAACCAACCGCCGCCTGGCGGGCTATCAAGAGGAAACAACCATGGCCGCACGCTTCCCGCTGCCGAACGGCTCCGTGCTGGAAATCGCCAGCGTACTCGCCGCTGCCGTAGCCTTCACCGCTCTAACCAACGCTGCGCCGCCTGTGGCCAGCGCTGCAGGACACACCATCAAGAACGGTGATGTTCTTGTCGTCAGCTCAGGTTGGTCGCTGATCAACGACCGCGCTGTTCGCGCGGCCAGTGTTGCCGCTGACAAGTTTTCGCTGGCCGGGCTGAACACCACCAACACCGATAAGTACACGGCCGGGGCGGGTGTGGGCTCTGTTATCCCGGTGACCAACTGGGCTCAGATCTCGAAGGTGACCGCTTTCACCTCTTCGGGAGGTGAGCAGCAGTACCTCACGGTAGGGTACCTGGAGGACGACGACGATCGCCAGTTCCCCACCAATCGCAACCCGATCACGCTGTCGATCACTGTCGAGGATCAGCCTGCGGCTGCCTACGTGGGCCTGGTCGAGGCCTATGGCGATAGCAAGGAACTGACCGTGGTGCGCCTGAAGTTGCCAAATGGCGACCAGATCCTCTATCCGGGTTACGTGAGCATCACCACCACCCCAACGATGGAGCGTAACAACCTCATGACCCGCACCATCAGCATCGCGCTGTCGGGACGTCCGGTCCGTTACTTGGCCGGCGCATAAGGAGCCCCCATGGCGAAGATCAAAATCGCGCAGGACCCGACGTTCACTGCCGAGGTGCAGGTTCCTCGAATCGGTGGAGAGCCAGTGCCGGTGGAATTCGAGTTCCGCTATATGGATCGCGTGACGCTGGCCGGCATGTTTGATCGCTGGAACAAGGCTCGCGACGCTTGGGCGGAGCAGGCCAGGGCCGACAACGCTACGTGGGAAGAGGTGACCGCTGGCGAAATCGCTCTGCAGGCCGAGCAACTGGGCGAAATCGTCACAGGATGGGACTTGGAGGACAAGTTCAGTCAGAAGGCGATCCTCGAGCTGGTCCGTACCTGCACGGGTGCGCCTAAGGCCGTCATCGACGCCTTCCAAGCTGCTTACAGCCCGGCCCGATTGGGAAACTGAGGGCGGCGGCCCGGGCCTGTTATGAGCGTGGGCCATCTGCCGAGCAACTGGCCCCGCTGGGGCTGACCCTGGCGGACATCCCTGAAGAGGAAGTGGAGGTTTGGCCAGACGCTTGGCCAGCCTTTCGGCTGTTCGACGCGATGGGCACGCAGTGGCGGGTTGGAACGGGCGGCCCGTCTGGCCTGGACTACTCAGCCATCCCCGCAACAGCCTCGATGCTCGGCATCAAGCGCCGCGACCTCACCGACATTTTTCCCGATCTCCGCGTCATGGAGGTTGAGGCCTTGGCCGTCATGGCCGAATCCATGGAGTAGATCATGACCACCATTGCCTCTCTCGGTCTTCAGATCGATTCCGGCGATGCTGTCGAGGCCAAGGATAACCTCGACCAGCTGACGGACGCTGGCAAGCGCACCGAGGAGTTGGCTGGACGAACTGGGCGCGCCTGGGAGACTGCCCTGGGCAGCTTGCAAGGTGAT